GTTACAGCAAGGTATACTTGCTTGGAACAAAGGATCTATGGAGTTGGAAAATGGATCAAAGATATTGGCTGCTTCTACATCTGCATCTGCTGTCAGAGGTGGATCCTATAATATCATCTTCCTCGATGAGTTTGCATTTATTCCAAACCATATTGCAGACCAATTCTTTGCCTCTGTTTATCCTACTATATCTTCTGGTCAAAGCACAAAGGTAATTATTGTTTCCACTCCTCATGGAATGAATCATTTCTATAGGATGTGGCATGATGCTGAGAGGGGGATGAATGAATATGTCCCTACTGATGTTCATTGGAGTGAAGTTCCTGGAAGGGATGATAAGTGGAAAGCACAAACAATCTCCAACACATCAGAACAGCAATTCAAAGTTGAATTTGAGTGCGAATTTTTAGGATCAGTAGATACTCTAATTGCTCCAAGTAAATTGAAAAGTTTAGTTTATGATAAACCAATCAAACAAAATAAAGGATTGGATGTGTATGAAGAATCAAAAGAAGATAGGGATTATGTAATAACTGTGGATGTTGCCAGAGGAGTTGGTAATGACTACTCTGCATTTGTAGTTTTTGATATAACTACTTTCCCACATAAAATAGTAGCAAAGTATAGGAACAATGAAATCAAACCAATGCTATTCCCAAGCATTATTCATGAGGTTGCTAAAGCGTACAATAATGCATTTGTCCTTTGTGAAGTCAATGATGTAGGAGATCAAGTAGCTTCTATCATTCAATATGATTTAGAATATCAAAATTTGCTGATGTGTTCTATGAGAGGTAGAGCAGGGCAGATTGTTGGGCAGGGATTTTCTGGGAAGAAGACACAACTAGGACTCAAGATGTCCAAGACAGTTAAAAAGGTTGGATGTCTCAATTTAAAAACAATGATTGAAGAAGATAAACTTTTCTTCAATGATTATGAGATCATTAGCGAATTAACTACATTTATTCAAAAGCACAATTCATTTGAAGCAGAAGAAGGATGTAATGATGACCTTGCAATGTGTTTGGTGATATATGCTTGGTTAGTTGCACAAGACTATTTCAAAGAACTCACTGATCAGGATGTTAGGAAAAGATTATATGAAGAACAAAAGAATCAAATAGATCAAGATATGGCACCATTTGGATTTATCTTGACTGGAATAGATGATGAGACTCAATTTACAGATGCTGATGGGGATTTGTGGAAGGTAGACGAGTATGGTGATAGATCATTTATGTGGGAATACAGGTAAAAGGAGAAATTTATAAATACTTTTAGAGCAAAATGAAGCACTAGAGGAGTTAAAATGGCGTTAAGCTTAGCATCTCCAGGGATTAAAGTAAGAGAAGTAGATTTGACAAGAGGTGGTATTAACAATACTACCTCCTTATCTGCTGGAATTGCTGGACCTTTTGAAAAAGGTCCAGTAAATGAAGCTATCACTATTCTTAATGAAAAGGAATTAGTAGATATCTTTGGAAGACCATCAAAGAATGATTACCATTATGAGTACTGGTATTCAGCATCAAACTTCATGTCATATGGCGGAAGTTTAAAGGTAGTAAGATGTTCAGGTTCTGGATTAAACAATTCAAATGCTGGTGTTGGAGTAGGAACAACAACATCACTTTTGATTGAGAACTATGATGATTATCAAGAAGATCATTCATCTGCCACCAATTTTTATTGGGCAGCAAAGAACCCAGGATATTGGGCTGATGGACTCAAAGTTTGTGTAATTGATAACTTTGCAGACCAAACAATTGCTGGTGTAAATACAGCATCAATTCAAGTTGGTTATGCAGTTACTCAGGCACTTTCAGGAACTGTTGCTGGAGTAGGAACCACAGCAGCAGCATCAGGATTCCTCAAAGGTATTGTCACTGGAGTAGGATCCTCAGAATTTTATGTCAAGATTGTTTCTAAGGTAAGTGCAGGAACAACCACTGCACAAGAATATACTGAAAATGGAATCTATGCCTTCAATACAGGTTCTTCTCTGTATGTAGATGGTGCATTATCCAATGCAGGAAACCCTGTTCTTTCAATCACAAGAAACAGTCCCTCAACTTCATTTGGTGCTAACTCAATTGGTTCAGGTACTTCATTATCAGTTTTAGATATTGCTGCTACAACAACAATTGATAATGCAGGAAGCACTCCATTACTGAATTCAGATACAACTTTATATGTTGCATCAGCAACTGGTATTACCACTGCTAAGTATCTCCTTATTGGTAATGAAATCTTAGATGTTATTTCAGTTTCTGGAAATCAAATTGGAGTAGCTAGATCAACATTTGGAACATCTGCTGAAGCATCTGTTGCTGATGGAACTACTGTTAAAGTTTTAACTTACAATCAGAATGTTACCACTGCTTCTGCCACTGTAGATAGTTCTTCCACCACTGTAGAAGTTGCTTCAGTAGCAGGAATCACTGAAGGAGATTATGTAATAAATGAATCTACTGATGAAATTTTCTTAGTCAACTCAATTTCACAATCTGCAGTAGTCACTTCATCCGCAATTAATGATTGGTATAATACACAAAATATTTTAGATACTGCAAGAGGTGATAGTGCAACAGTTTCTTGGAGAAGCATTGCTCCAAAACCAAGAACAAACCAATATGTAAGAGATAGAAATGGCAACAATGATGCTCTTCATGTTGTAGTTGTAGATAGTGCAAGATCCAAGAATATTTCAGGTTCATCTCAAACAATCTTAGAAAAGTTCACTAACTTGTCTAAGGCAACTGATACTGAAATTTCACCATCACAGGGTGTATACTACAAGGATTATGTTGCTCTCAACTCTGCATACATTTATGCAGGTAAGTCTATTGGAGATAATGCAACAGATGCTTATTGGGGAATAGATCCTGTAGCAACTAAGTTCTCCTCAGGTAATACACCACAATCAGAGAGTTTAGGTGTTTGGGATGTTGAATGTGATAATGTAACATTTAACTCTGTTGGAAATAAGGCATTCACCTTAACAGGTGGAAAGGATTACAGTGGTGAAAATGGTGTTGGTGGATTTGCAATTACTTTATCTGATATTGTTGATGCCTATGACAAACTTTCCAATGCAGATGAAGTTCCATTGAACTTCTTGCTCCAGGGAAGTGCTTCATTAGGAAAAGAAATTGAGCAGGCAAAAGCAAATACTATCATCAGTATTGCAGAGAATAGAAAGGATTGTGTTGCTTTCATCTCACCATATAGAGAGGGAGTTGTAAATGTTGCACAAACATCAACACAACTGGCAAATATTCTTTCATTCTTCAGTCCATTAACATCTTCATCATATGCAGTGTTTGATAGTGGATACCAATATGTTTATGATAGATACAACAAAGAGTTTGTTTACATTCCTTGCTCTGGAGATACTGCTGGTCTTTGTGTAAGAACTGATATCAATCAGTTCCCATGGTACTCACCCGCAGGAAAGGTCAGAGGTACTTTGAGATTCCCAATTAAACTTTCCTACAATCCCAATCAAGATGATAGGGACAAACTTTATTCACAAAGAATTAATCCAATAATTTCCTCACCAGGATCTGGAATTATTCTCTTTGGTGACAAGACTGCACTCTCATACACTTCAGCATTTGATAGAATCAATGTCAGAAGACTGTTCATCACCATTGAGCAGGCTATTAAGAGTGCTGCTGATGCTCAACTCTTTGAGTTTAATGATGCAGCAACAAGAGCAAACTTTATCAATATTGTTGAACCATACTTAAGAGATGTTCAGGCAAAGAGAGGTATTCAAGACTTCCTCTTAGTTTGTGATGATTCAAACAATACTACAGATGTAATTGATAGAAATGAGTTTATTGCAGATATATATGTAAAACCTGCTCGTTCTATTAACTTTATTGGACTTACATTTGTTGCTACAAGAACTGGTGTTTCTTTTGAAACAGTAGTAGGAACAGTTTAATTTAAAGGAGACTAAGAAAAATGCCTAATTTTTCAGACAGAACTATTGACAAATTTAAAACAAAATTAAATGGTGGTGGTGCTCGTAGCAACCTTTTTGAAGTAAGTTTTGGTTCACAAGTCAGTGGAACTCCCCAAGATGCAGCATCTGAATCTAGTGTTATTTTTACTAACTTGGGGATTCAATTTGAACAAGATGACCTGATGCTTATTAAGTCAGCAGGTCTTCCTGCATCAACCATCAGTGAAATTCCAGTTCCATTTAGAGGTAGAACCCTCAAAATTGCTGGAGATAGAACCTTTGATATTTGGTCAATTACAGTAATAAATGATACAGACTTCAAGTGGAGAAGTTTCTTTGAAAGATGGATGAATTACATTGTCAAGGTTTCTGATGGAAGTGGTACAATCAATCCATCAGATTATATGGCAGACATGAATGTTGCTCAACTTTCTAGAGGAAACTACACTGGATTAAACAATTCAAGTGGCGGAAGTACTAGTGCCA